TGCAATCCCTAACCTTATTTTATTGGTTTGTCTATAATAAGATAATAAGCATATTCCCAAGTTAGAGGTTGAATATCCATAACCTCCTATCAATATTGCTGCGTTGTCAACATCGACATTATCAAAAATTTTTTTAGGAAGTACATTTGTTATAAAAGGATGGTCTGTTGAACTAACTATCATTCTTACCATAACTCTTATCTCTGAAAATTTACTTGGTAAGGTAACATCTACTTGTCCGGTTCCATCTGCTAAAGGCTTCCATTCTAATTCTTCTGTTAATCGTCTGTTTGTCTTTGCGTAAGGGGTAAACTTTGTTGATGGATCTGTTGCAAGTCTTATAAGTGGATAGAATGTCATGCCATTTGGATCATGACCGTTCATGATTCTAATTGCAAAATTAAAGTAATAAGAATCCTGGCTATGATCAAATTTATATCCATCGCAAGAATTTGTCACAAAATCAAAAGTCGTATGTGAATCTGAATTTCTACCATAAACCACCATTCTAAAAGTGGTTTCACTCCCTTTTTTGGGACACATTGAAGCAATATAGCTTGTGTTTTTCTTAAGGATAGATCCGCTCAGCGCTCCTGCATAATGAACAACAAACTCTGTTTGGGCTGTTGCTTGTCCGGTTGCGCTTATGCTCAAATCATCATTAACAGTAAAAGTAACTCCGTTTAATGTATATGAATTTCCATCCCATGTGCCGTAAGTATTTCTTAATTTCAGATAATCAAGATCATAATCTATATACTGATGTGCTCCTAACTCAGCATTTGCATCTGAACTAATTGTATTAAAATTAGTAGGTGCATATGGTTCAAATGTATCATTTTTGATACTAGCAAGCCTAATCATAGGATAGAATGTCACGCTTGATAATGATTTTCCGCTTACTACATAAACTCCAACATCAACAGAATCATATCCGGAATAATCATTGTTAAACTCATATTCGGTTTTTCCTATTAAATTAGTAACCTGCCTTACAAGAGTATTGCCATTATACAAATTCAAGTAAACTTGTGCATCATCGTTGGATATTCCTTTAGAAAATATAAGTTTTCCGGATGGCAATCCTTTATAATGTGTGACAATATTCATTCCAATATTTGCACTTGCGGTTCCATTTACGGTTACGCTTCCATCAAGATTACATATAAATTCTATTCCGTTTGCATATTGCTTTGCCTTAAGATTTGGAAGAAGATTCTTTGCACCATAAATATTTACAATATCCGCGATCTCTGCATCAAGATTCTCAACCTCTTCTGCAACAGCATTAGATGTTACCGGATGCATATCTCCATCAGTAACAGCATCAACAACTGCAAAATAATCGTTTGAATCACCATCAAAGAAGGTGTAATCATACTGCGCCTTCTGCTCATCTGTAAGCAGATCCCAGGCATCAACAGTACCACCATAAATTTTCTTATAAAGGCTCAGATCAACCTTCACGGTGAAGATCTTGATATATTCATAAGTCTTCGGATCTGTTGCAGGTGTTACTTCCTTGCACTTGTATACGCCGCCTTCTTCATAATCCTGCGTATCTGCTCCAATGTAGATGTATGGGATGCCCACGTTGGATTCATCCGCTGTGGGCATAACATCAACAATTGTAAGCTTCTTTTTTCCAACTACTTCAAAAAGCGCTTGCGCATCTGAATTGCTTACAAAATTGCTCATAACAATCTCCTATACATTTTATCCAAGAAGGGCGATAAGATCTTCAAGCTGCTGCTGTGTAAGAGAATCCGGCTCTGCATCCTTGATAAGTTCGATAACATCAACCTCATCAACCTCAGTAGGATCCCAGGGATCATTTGCTGTGTGAGCTGCCTTAAATCTGTAAAGCTTCTCATCCTTCTTAACAACATCGCCAATCTCATATGCCTGCGTTGCATCAAAATCTGCCTGGCAGATAATATCAAGGATTGCGTCAATGTCAACAAGCTGACCTGCGCAATCAAGCTTGTAACTCTCTGTCTTTGCATAGTATGTCTTGCCGGAATCAACTTCTGTATCTGTTGATTCAACATACTTGCCATTAACAAGCTCATACCAACCTTCGGTTGAAGGATTATCTCCTGCCTGCGGTGTTACTGCTGCATATGTGGAAAGATCATCAACGATAACATTTTCGCCTGCCTTATACTTCTTGCCTGCACCCTCAACGAAGCGTGCATCTGTTGTGAAATCCTCATTAACGTTGTACATCCATCCGATCATGGTGGAATCCGGTGTTGCAGGAAGTCCGGAAAAAGCAACAGATCCCTTGAATGTAACAGCACCAAGCTTATTGATTCTGTCTGCAATCTTCTGCATTAACGCGGTGGCATCTGCATAGCTAACAAAATTACTCATTTTTCAATCCTCCTTAGATTAAGTTTAATAAATCATTTAATTGATCGGCAGTAAGGCCTTCATCTCCTAAAGTTTCCTCCCACCGATAAGCACCAGAATCTTCAACACATTTATAAAAGTGACCGGATTTATAATCTTCTGTATCTTCTCCGGTATATTGGATTGTTCTTCCATTCCATTCCGCCGTAGGTGTTGGCATGGAAGTATATTGTGTACCTTTTAAGGTTTTTGTTTCCTCATCGTAAACAAGCCCACCTGCAAGATTCACGATATTTTCAATCGTGAGGTTGACATTTCCTTTTCTGAATAACGTTTCGATTTCACCTTTTACGCCGGAAACATCTCCGCCGCCGGTGCCGCCATTCTCAAGGATCTCTTTTAACAGATATTCAATTCGGCTCTGAGGCTCACCGGTCTCGTAAGTTGCTCCGAGCATATTCATGAGATATCTCTCATTCCGGCTCTGAGGAGCTCCAAGATCTTCATAACCCATCTTTTACCTCCCTATACTTCTGATACTTCTTCTTCCTTATCAACAACATCGACATTGATCTTGCCGAGCTGATACTTACTTGCCTGATCTGCTTCTATCCAGTTGAGCGACATATATCTCTTGCCTTCAAGCTCAGAAAGAGGTTTGAGTCCTAGAGCAACACGTTTCTCATTCTCGTAGAGTGCTCCGGTAGGTCCTATGATTTCAATCATCTTAAGGACCTGATCAGTTGTCATAAAAACAAGCTCTTTAGGATAGAAGTAAATTTTATTTCCAAAGGCTCTTTCTCTGGATGTAAAGAGCTTCTTTGTAAATTCCTGCGACAACTTATTAATCAAAGGCTCCAAGCACTTCTGATAGAATGCCTCATACTGCTCTTTTGTATAATCCCCGGTAAGGATTGCAAGTGGGACTCCCCAGTTGCGCAAGATCTTCTCATCGATAAATTTGAGCATCGGCTCATCAACGAGCTCTGTCTTATGCTCCAGTGGAATATAATCAACTTTGATATCGAGCGGTAGAAATCCTGATTCTGAATTATTGAGCTTACGTTCTAAATCCTGGAGTGCTTGTTCCGTTTTATTATTGTCTAATAAAGTGTTATATTTTACGATTCCATTTATTGCATAGCTCGCATTCATAGCTTTGGCGATTCCCTGGAGAAGCTTCTCATTAAGTCCGATTGTTTTCTTTAAAGCTTTATGATCTGCCTGGCCTGCTATGTCTCCGCCCATGAAATCATTTACGGAATAATTGTATTTGATATGGATTACCTGATCATATCTGAGCGTTGTCCGGTATCCACCCATAAACCAAAACTCAACAAAGAGCTCTCCGGTTGTTGCATCCTGGATAAAGTTCACCTGAGTCGGTTTTATCGGATAGATTGTCTTATAAGTCCTTGTTTCAGCTCCGGTTTTAGGATCAATATGCTTTTCGTATATAGGAACCAGAAAAGCATTAAAGTTAAGGAGTAGGAGCCATATAGTCTTCTCAATCATATCCGCAGTAGTCATGAGCGGATTCGGATTATTAAGCACGCTCTGGATATTATCAGCAATAGGCGTTGGATCATTGTTGCCCTTTTTCTCCATGATGTGAGTAGGCTTCAATTTGCTCATCTCATCGACTATACATTTAAGGACCTGCTGCACAACATCTGACTCATAAACGTCAATACCATATTGTGTATAGACCGGACTCCAACCGTCCAAAGTAGTCGCGAGTTTTCTGTTTTTTGGTGGTCTGTGGAATAAATTATCAAAGATCCCCATTTGCTATCTTATCCTCCAACGTCTTCATATCCGATCTGTAGCGCCGCCACATCTCGAAAAGTGATGCAAGTGTCACGGCTCCATCTATTTTTTTCGCATTATCCGTCTTAATGATGAGTGCCTGCCTCTTGTTGTTGAGCTGAATGCAGCTATTAGATAGACACCACCTGTCAACCGGATTTTCGTTGTAATTAATATTCTGAGCTTTGAGCTCCGCCTCAACGAGATTGATCGCGTTGCTCAGAGTCTCCGCATTCTGGTTGATCATCTCGACTTCGCCGGATGCTTTTGCCCATCCGTACTCTTCCATGCGTTTTAGGAAGTCTTTCGAGAATCGCTGATCATAACCGCATTTATACAGCTTTATTCCATACTGCTTATAAAGCTCATAGAACCAATCAGCAACCATAGTAAGATCTATATCATTGCCTTCACATACTGTGATATATCCGCGCTGAGCCCATTCCTTATACTTGGCTCCTGCGTTATGATCATCGTTTTCCGGATTCAACTTCGATTCCGGAATAAAGTATCTTGTCAATATATATTTTGACTTGTAGTCAGATTTTACGCAAAGTGCCTTCGCACAACAAAGGTCAGTAGTCTCAGCAAGGTCCACATGACCGAGGCAGAAATGTCCTCGGAAATCCTCCGGATCAAATGTAGCAGGATAAGTGAAATCTTCAACATTAAGCCACTGCTCGACTCCTGACTGCTTAATATTAAAATCTTTCGATAATACGAAGATTCTATCTGCCTTGTATTTCTTTGCAAGATCTATCTGCTCTTCAAGGTAAGATACCTTTTTTACAATTCCCAGTGCCGGATTACTTTTGTACCAACTCTTAGGATTCTGGAATACTTCCTGCTCAGAATCCTGAGTGTAAAGCCAAGGCAAGAATCTAATCGCAGAGATTGAATCATCTTCTCCTTTGATAATTTCTCTTGCTGTCTTTAGCTCTTTATCCAGGTATCCATCATTCACAAAGCCTTCAGTTGTGATGATGATAAACTTCGGATTATCCTTAAGGGATTGTGACTGCTCTATTGACTTTGCGATAACGTTGTCCTTCATTTCATGCGCTTCGTCCAGGATTGCAAA